AAGGCTGAAAAACGAAAAGCTAAAAGAAAAGAAAACGAATTGAAAAAATATGAAGAACTAAAAAAGAAGTTTGAAAAGACAAATGAGCAATAAATTATCTGATGAAAAGATTGATGAGATTGTAAGCAAATGTAATACTTTGTTGGTTAATTATGCACCAAAAGTAAATGATCGGGATTTGATTCTAGTTCATCAGAATATTGATTTTGTATTCAAACAACATAACAAAGAATTTATTCCTCTACACTTAATCCCAAAAGCAGGAATTTATTCTAAGTTTTGTGAAGTAACGAATAAGTTGATTGAGTGTGCAAAAAACGATTTCCAAGTCAATCATCATGGCGATATTGGCAAGGTAGTCAGAATTTTGACCAAGTTAGCCATTAAGACAGTTGAAAATGATGATTTGCCTGTTTCACCTAAATTGGTGATTAATTATTTGAATAAATTGGATTGGTTGATTGATCGTAATTTTCCTGATTATAGAAGGTTTGGTTGGCTTAAATTATTAATTAATAAAAATGGAACCGAAACTACTAAGTAATGAAGAAAGGATTCTAGCTTTACAGAAAAAATATGCAGGAAAATTTAATGAGGAAGGGAATGTAAAAAGAAAAGAAGTTAAAAAAGAAATTGTAAAACAAAAAGTTAATCCTAAGATTACTGTTTTGGATACTAAAGGAAACCAATATACAAGTGCTATCGAACTAAGTAAGAAAATCAATAAAAGTCACGATCAAGTTTGGTGGGCAATTAAAAATAGGATTCCTATTGATGGAGTAATTTACTATTATAAAGGAAAATATCCCCGTATTGGTAAAACCGTCTATAGCCATTTGGGGGAAGAATGGCTTGATGGTAGGGAATGTGCTAGAGCGTTGAAAGTACAAGTGATTACCGTTCAGTGTGGTTTAACGAATAACAAGACAGTAAAAGGAAGATTTCTAACATACACAAAACCTAATATTATTGAAATCAATGGCAAAAAATACGTTGAAATAAATGAAACAATTTGAATATCAAATGAAAATTGTGGAAATGTTGGATGAGAATTTACTTAATGCTTATGGAAAAAAATGGATGGGAATTAGCGGCAGTCATAAATGATCCAGCGGAAGGAATTGTTGTTTGCTTGAAACGTGAAATTGATTATATAAGGATAAATGAGAAAAATGAAGAAATTTGAATACAAAGAAATAAGAAAAGATAGCGGAATTGGTAATAATTATTTAAACTCACTAGGAAATAAAGGTTGGGGAGTTATTCATACTATTTATGATTATGATGTTAATAGAATTGTTTATGTTCTTTTGAAAAGAGAAATCGAAACTGATTATGATGATTGTGACGCAACAGAAATTGACCTGTACTAATTATGAATATTCAAGAACAATTTGAACAATGGGCGAAACTGAAACTTCTTATTTTGCGAAAAGAGAAAGATTATAATAATGAATGGCAGTATTTGAATGAGGTAACAAAGCTATGTTTTAATGCTTGGGAAGAAGGATATGATTTAGGACATGAAGAAGGTTATAATAACGGATACGGACATGGAGTGACTGTAGGAACTGGAACAAATCAATGAAGAAATTTGAATATCGTGAAATTTTAGATAGTGATGGGATTGGAACAAATGATCTTGACAAAGCAGGAAATGAAGGATGGGAAGTTATTAAACTGGAAATCAATGATCGTAATGGAAGAATTTGGTATGTCTTTATGAAAAGAGAAATTGAAGAAACGGCAGAGGATTGGATGAAACAATGAAAGAAATGAATGGGGCAATTCAGGAGGCGTTGGTAGCTCTACTGGCATTTGATAAAGATTCAGCTTTACAAATTGCTGCATTGGTTGACAAGAAATACTATGATAAATATTATCGTGAAATTGCAGAATCATTAATAAATTATTTAGAAACATTTGGTGAACCAGCAAATGAACATTTCATTGATCTAATCAGTGATCTAGTTGAAAAGAAACCAGACAGTAAAGAAGTTTATGAGCGTCATTTCTATTCCATTCAACAAACAGCTAAAAATGTCAATGCTTCATATGTATTAGATAAAGTTGCTCTATTTATTAGGAAACAAAATGCAAAATTGATTATTCAAAAAGCAATTCCACTACTATCTAAAGATGATGAAACATCATTGACTGAGGCTGAAAATCTGCTTCTCAGTGTTGGAAATGTTCAGGATAATAATTTGTTAGCCAATGGGACTTTATTTAATGATCCATTTCAAACAATTAAATTCCTTGATTCCATGAAGGAAAAATGTTTGCTGATGGGCATTCCCCCATTGGATACTTACAAGCTAGGACCACGACGGAAAGGTAGTCATCTAGCTTTAGCTGGATATGGTAAAGGTAAAAGTTGGTATTGCACGCATCTTGGAAAAACAGCTATTAAGAATGGATTGAATGTTCTTCACATTTCTCTTGAAATGGATGAAGAAGAAATGGCTTGGCGGTATGTACAAAGTTTCTTTTCCATGACTGAATATGATGCAAATGTAGTAGTTAGATCATTTGATAAAGATGAATTGGGAAGATATATTTGTTCTGCACAAACAGAGGTTGAAAAACGTCCTCATCTTCAACAGGAAGGAATTAAAGAATTACTAATTAACAAACTTGACAAACTGAAAAATCGTAGTAAACTGTTCATCAAGTCTTTTCCATCCGGTCAAATGACTGTAAGGATGTTAAAGGCTTATTTGGATAAACTGGAACGATTGCACAAGTTTATTCCTGATGAAGTGATTATTGACTATATTGACATTATGAAAAATCCTTCTAAAGATAAAAGAGAGGGAATTGGGCAAAATATGATCGATTTGACTGGTGTAGCTCAAGAAAGAAACTATGCAAATATTACTGTTTCCCAATTAAATCGAGAAGGTAACAAAACAGGATGGGCAAAAGGAACTGATATTGCTGAGGACATTAGTAAGAATCACACCGCTCAAACAGTTTTGGTTTTGAATCAAACTGAAGCAGAGGAAGAAATGGGATTTATGAGGATTCACCCTGATAAAGCTAGACATACTAAAAAAGCAGGTGTGAAAGTTGCTTTGACTCAGAATTTCGATATTGGTCAATTTTGTTTGGATTCCTGTTTTGTAACTGATAAGTATATTTCTGATACAAAGAAAGACTGACGTGATTTGGTTATATTTAGTATGGATATGTTTGTTTATCATTTTTGTAATTATGTTGATTCAATTTCTAATGTGGTTAGTGGATAGGTGGTAAAAATATGAAAATTGGCTTCACTGGTACGCGAAATGGCTGTACTGAAAAACAAAAAGAAGTAATTAGAAATCTTTTTTGGGACTACTCTTCTTTAGAAGTTCATCAAGGTGATTGTATTGGAGCAGATTCAGATTTTTATGAAATAGCTTGCGGTTATATCAATCCAGAGAATTTTGTAAATCATCCACCCATTAAAGATGACGTTAGAGCATTTAATTTTAGAGAAGGAAATATGGAACGAGAAAAGAAATCTTATTTTGCTAGAAATAGAGACATTGTAGATGAAACTGACCTGTTGATTGCTTGTCCGCCTACGATGCAAGAATTGTCTGATGGTGGAACTTGGTACACGATCAATTATGCTAGGAAAAAGAATAAACCTATTGTAATTGTTTGGCCGGATGGTTCAATCACAAAAGAAAATGAAAAACCAAAAAACTGAAAATGGATTTATTTGGGGATCGGCAGAGGTAAAGGCTTATTGTAGTGATGAAAAGAAAGAATGGGTTATTATTGGAATTGAAACCCCAAAATATCCTAATGGCTTGAGAGTCTATGTAACTAAAACTGGAAAAATTAGAGTGTACGACGACAAAAATAATGAATGGGAACCTAAGAAGAAATAATGGATATTCAATCTTTCTATGGTGGAGTTTTAGTTGGATTTGTTTGCACCTTATTTCTTTTAAGAGTTTTAGATTTTATTTATAGGAAATGAAAAATGAAATGGATTAAAAGTTTACTTACTGGTGACAGAGAACTTAAAAAGATAGAAATTGGGTTTGATGAAGATAAAAATCAACCTATTTTTATTGAAATAACTTCAAAAGAAGGACCAAAAATTTTTATTAGGATGGATGTAGAAGATTTAAACCTATTCATTTTCCATCTTAACAGAACTAGAGAAGCGTTTAATGAAGTAGAAAATGATTTATAATTATATTTTGCCAATATTTATTTATTGTTGTTTGTTGGGTATTTTATATTTTTCTATAGAAGTAATTTATTGTTTAATACAAGCAATTTATTCATACTTTAAAAATAATGATCGCTAAAACAGCAATAGAAAATTACTTAAATAGAAATCTAGTTGATTCCTCTAGTATTAAATTATTTACAGAGGAACAACTAGATTCTATTATTGACCAATTAAATCCTAAACCTGTATTCAATTTAAAACCTTATAAACACCAAAAAGCTACGTTTCTACTTTGTTTGAAATATGGATTTTACTTACCTTTACTCGATATGGGTTTAGGTAAATCATCTATTGCTCTTAATTTGTTTAGACAGAAAAGAAATGAATGGTTACAATTTAATCCACAAAATTCTCATCTATTCAACATGCTGGTTTTAGTTCCTAATATTGGAAATCTAGCTACATGGAAAAATCAAGTTAAAACCCATACACCAGAATTTTCTATTCAAGTATTGGATGGAAAAGGTGAAAAAGAACGATGGGAACAAATCTATAGTGATAATCCTATTCTAGTCTGTACTTATCAAGGATTAGTTTCTCTATTGACTGATTCGGTCAAAGCTAAAAAAGGTAAGAAAAATAAATGGATTGTTAATGAAGAAAAAGTTGATGCTCTCATTGATCGATTTGCTTTTTGTTGTTTTGATGAGGCTACCGCTTTTGGTAATCATTTAAGCCTCACTTACAAGATTTGCAAACGTATCAGTTGGGCAAGTGACTTCGCCATTGGAATGACCGGCACACCCTTTGGGAACGATCCTCATTCACTTTGGCCGATGTTTGACGTGATTGATCGGGGCGAAACTTTCGGTGAGCTAGGACTGTTCAGAGAAGCGTTTTTTAAGAAAAAGAAAAACTATTTTTCTGGTTTTGATGAATGGGTTTTTGATAAATCCAAGAAAAAAGCCTTGTCTCAAATGATGAGACACAGATCAATTCGTTACAATAAAAATGAATGCTTGGATTTACCACCTAAGATTTATATTAAACGTCCTATTCCGGCTTCACAAGAATCATTGATTTATTACAATAAATTGATTGAACAATTAATTGCATCTAAAGATGATTTTGAGGTTAGAGAGAATATTTATCATAAGATGCGTTACTTGACAGCGGGATATATTAAAGTTAAAACTGATAAAGATTCCTATAATGAAATTGTGTTAGATAGCAATCCTAAATTAGATGCTTTAATTGCTGATATTAAAGAAATTCCTAATGAAGATAAAATTGTAATATTTCATCATTATTTGCGGACAGGTGAAATTATTGAGGAAAGATTAAAGAAAGAAAAAATTAGATTTGTTACTTGTAATAGTCAAACAAAAGATGTAACTGAGTCATTAGAAAAATTCGCCGATGATCCAAAAATGAGAATTATGCTTTCTAGTTCAGCGGGAGCAATGGGATCAAATTTGCAAAATGCTCATTATGTCATGTTTTTTGAAAGTAGTTCCGATCCTAAAATCAGAGAACAAGAGGAAGGAAGGTGTCATAGAATTGGACAAACCGAAAAAGTTATTTATTTTGACTATTTTGTAGAGGGAACCGTTGATGAGAAAATCCTTAAATGTTTAGCTGAAGGAAAGAACCTGTTTACCAGCGTTGTAGAATCAAAAGAATTTTTGCTTGACAAACAAAAGATTTTGTGATATAAAGGTTATTATGAACCAAACAGATTATTGGACTATGTTAGAAATTTTTAAAAGAAACGGTTTTGATGTTGCTTTAGGAACTTGGCGACCCATGCAAACAGCAGCAAATAATATTAAGAATAAAATGTTAAAACTTAATGGAAAAGATAAATCTGCTAATTTTGAATTTTTATTTGATGGGGAAGAAAATTTGGTTGCTGTTGAGTAATCATAAGAAAGGAAAAGCAAAATGAACAAGCGGCAATTTGAACGATTGAAAAAGGTCTATGAAGTTGGTAAGACGATTAAACCAAAAGAATTTGCTATGGATC